GATTTTAAAGAGGTTGTATACGGTGCTGACAATACGTTTGCTAAGGGTCGTAAAGCTGACCTTATTTTGATGGAAGACAAATCTGCTGGTATTAGTTTGATTCAAGAACTGCAAGGTGCAATGGTACCTGTCCGTAGTTATAACCCAGGACGAGCTGATAAGGTACAGCGCTTAAACATTGTAGCACCTCTTGTGGCAAAAGGCAAGGTGTATATTCCTGAAGAACCTACAAAAAAAGGTGAATTTGCCGAATGGTCAAAACGATTTATGAGGCAAGTCTGTTCATTTCCAGAAGCGGGTGGTCATGATGACTACGTGGATTCACTTTCACAAGCATTGCGGGTATTAAGGGATTCTGGTTGGGTTCAGCTTGATCCCCTCCCCGCGCGAGATTATGACTATGCTGACGATGATTTTAGAAAACGTTCTGCAAATCCTTATGCTCAGTAGGGCGAAAATGGTCTATTTTTTGCATTAGTGTGTATAGGAACACTTTTCCACCAAATTTTTTAGAAACTTATGGCAAACCCACAATTACCAATTCAACAAGGCAATAATTTGCTCAATCTTGATGCTGAAGAAGATTTGCAAGAAAAAGAAGCGCAAGATGAAGAAATGGAAGCGTATGCTGACATGTTTGATTTGGAAGATGCTGAGGTAGAACAGGAAGTTATTGAACTAGAAGACGGTTCAGTAGTAGTTAATTTCCAAGAAAAACAAGGTCCACAAAAAAATCCAGAGTTTTATGCAAACTTAGCCGAGGAATTGGATGAACAAACTTTAAATTCACTGGCAATTGAATATCTCGATTTGATTGACGTTGATCAAGAATCACGCCAACAAAGGGATAAACAATATGAAGAGGGGTTACGTCGCACTGGTCTTGGTAAGGACGCTCCAGGTGGTGCTACTTTTGATGGTGCTTCTAAAGTCGTTCACCCAGTTATGGCAGAAGCTTGTGTGGATTTTGCAGCAAGCAGTGCAAAAGAACTATTGCCCCCCGATGGTTTGGTTAAATCCAACATCAAAGGTAACGCAGATAGAAAGAAAGAAGAAATTGCTGACCGTAAAGTAACCTTTATGAACTGGCAATTGACAGAACAAATTCCAGAGTACCGAGATGAGATGGAGCAGTTATTAACTCAACTCCCCCTTGGTGGTTCACAGTTTTTAAAATGGCGTTTTGATGACGAACAAAAACGTCCAACGTGTGAATGGGTACCAATTGATAACATTCTTCTCCCCTACTCGTCTACTAATTTTTACACAGCACAACGTGTAACTGAGGTACAAGATATTACAGAAGATATATTCCTCCAACGTGTGGAACAGGGAATTTATCTTGATATTGATTCGGAGTATTCGTCAGACGCCCCGCTTAATGACATGACACAGTCAGAAAAAGCCAATAATAAGATTGAAGGAAAAGACATTCCTTCCAAAAATATTGATGGATTGCGTCGTGTTTATGAAATTACTTGTTTTATACGTTTAGAAGATGACCCAGAAACAGAAGGGTTACGCGCGCCATACATCTTAACAATTGATGAGACAACAAGCAAGGTATTATCACTGTACCGTAACTGGGAAGCTAATGATGAAAAACTTGAGAAATTGGACTGGTACGTCGAGTTTAAGTTTATACCTTGGCGTGGGGCTTATGCTATTGGTTTACCTCATCTTATCGGTGGTCTTAGTGCCGCTCTTACTGGCTCATTGCGTGCTCTCCTTGATGCTGCACATATTAACAATAGCCAGACGCTACTTAAACTCAAAGGCGGACGCATTGGTGGGCAGTCTGATCGGATTGAACCAACGCAAGTAGTTGAAATTGAAGGCGCACCTGGTGTAGATGATGTTCGTAAAATTGCTATGGCAATGCCTTTTAACCCACCATCTGGCGTTTTGTTTGACTTACTTGGGTGGTTAACCGCCGCAGCTAAAGGCGTAGTTACAACAGCAGAAGAAAAGATTGGTGAAGCCAATAATCAAATGCCTGTTGGAACAACACAAGCGTTGATTGAGCAAGGTGCTAAAGTATTTTCTAGTATTCATGCGCGTTTGCATCGTAGTCAAGCCAAATCCTTAAAAATTATTTCACGCATTAACCACTGGTATTTGTCTGAAATGGACAACCAATCTGGCGAAGAGATTGAAGTACGTGATTTTGCTTACAACAGCGATGTAAGACCAGTATCTGACCCTAATATTTTTTCTGAAACACAACGTCTTGCACAAAATCAAGCCTTATTACAGATGGCAACGTCGGCGCCTCCTGGAATGTTTGACATTCGAGCGGTATATCAACGCATTTTAGATCAATTAAAAATTCCAGCAGTGTCAGAAGTGTTACCAAATCCTATCGGCATTGTAGAATCTAATCCAGCACTTGAGAATGTCTCAATGACAATGGGTCAACCGGCGGCTGCATTCCCTGACCAAGATCATATTGCCCATATTCAAGTGCATTTGGAGTATGCTAACAACCCAGCGTATGGTGGAAACCCAGTAATTGGACCTGTTTTTGCTCCACAAGCTTTACAACACATCAAACAACATTTAACTTTACATTATTTACAAGAAATGCGTGCTTATGTGGCGCAAGCGGGTAGTGGTAAGGATGATTTTGAGTTACATAAAGAAAAAACTTTAGATAAAAATGCCCAACAAGCACTTGCTATGGCATCTAAGTTAGTTGACCAAGATGCAAAAATGAATTTGGCACCATATTTACAACAAATTCAAGCATTATCACAAAAAGTGGCGCAAGCTCAACAGGCTCAACAGCAACAAATGCTCGGTCAAGATCCGACAGCTAGTGTTATTATGCAAACTCAGATGGCAGAAACTAAACGCAAAACTGAAGAAATGCAAGCGCGTATGCAGATGGAAGCTAAAAAACAAGAACAAGATTATCAGCTTAAAGTGGCTGCATTAGAGCAAAAAGTTCAAGAGTTACAAGCAAAATATCAAACACAAACTAACATTGATAACCAGCGTAATGCAACTGATATTGCCATGGCAAACATTAATAACGCGGCAAAAGAGCGTGTGGCAATGATTTCAGCACAAGCACAGATGGATCAGCAGCAAAGGCAACTTGAAGCAGAACAAAATCAATCTGCTATAGAGGCAATTAACGCTGCAAATCAAGATATTCGCCAACATGGGCTAGCGGTACAACAACAAGCATTCCAACAACAATCGGAGCAAGTAAAAAATCAGATTGAAATGGAAAAAGAGCAACAACAGCATGCTTTAGAGGTACAACAAGCAGATCAACAGCACCAACAAGGCCTACAACATGCTGACGAACAGCATCAACAGCAAATGGCTCAAATGCAACAGCAACAAGCTCAACAACCACAACCACAACAAGGACAATAAAATGGCAAATGATGAATTAGGTTTTCGTAAAGCCTATAAAATGACTGGTACACCTGGCTACGCCGGCGGTCCTGGACAAAAAGTAGAAAATGGATCATCTGGAAGCAAGCGTGCTAATAACGCTGTTCTTAATGGCAACAAAATGGCTAAAGATAGCAAAGTTGGACCAGATAAAAACTTAAAAGATATCAAGAGCGGTAATTTTTATTAATTTTAAGGGCGGATTTGCTCAAATTGTTGCATTAGTGAAGATATGAAAGACATATTAAGCGAGATTCTGAAAAGAATTAAAACCGCAGAAAAAGAAACAGCAGAAGCGATTGCTTCTGGCACAAACATACATAACTTTGATAGTTATCAAAGATTTGTAGGTCAGCGTGAAGGTTTATCTGATGCCTTGGCGATTATTAATGCAATTTTATCAGAGGATGACGAAAATCTGTAAAGGTCGAGGAGAAATGCCGTATGGCACTTGATTTAAATGTAAAAGAAGAACCAGATTTACGAACGGAAGAAGAGTGTTTTCCTAAAATAGATCATGGGGTTGAGGTGGCGGGAGACAGAGTATTAGTTCAGCTACGTAGACAAAAAGCAAAAAGCAAAGGCGGCATCATATTTGTTGATGAAACTCAACAGACATTGAAGTTCAATGAAACAGTAGCCAAAGTAATACAAATTGGTCCATTAGCATATAAATCACCAGACACATTAGAGCCTTGGATTGAAGGCCCTTGGTGTAAAGAAGGAGATTTGGTTAGGACAATTAAATACGGCGGAGATCGTTTTGTTGTAGACCCAGGTGATGACGGCGGTTTGGTAGTGTTTATTACATTACAAGCCCGTGAAGTCATTTCTCGCATTAAGAATTTTGAGTATGCGCAGAAAATGAAAGCGTTTGTTGATTAATTAACTTTTGGGAAAAAGTATGAGTGAAAATGAAAAAGATGTTCCTATCAAGGAACAAGAAGATGGTTCAGTATTAGCAAATGTTGGTGAACATCCAGATGATGTACTGGAAAATGAAAAAGTAGTGGAAAAATCTGAAGGTGGTTCTGTTGATGATGAAGATGATAATCATCAAAACGATACAGATGATGAAGATGATAACGATGAAACTGACGAAGAGCGTGAAGCAATTCGTGAAGCACGTAGAGAAGAACGTAGACTTAAAAAAGAACTTTCAAAGCAACGTGAAGTTTCCGCAAAAAATAAAATTTCAGCACTTGAGCGTCGAAACGCCGAATTAGCAGAACGTCTTGCTAAAGTTGAAAATACAGCAGCATCATATCAATTTGCACAATTAGATAAGTCAATTGAAGATGAAGCTACAAGAGTTGAATATGCAAAAATGAAATTGTTGCAAGCCGCTCAAGAAAACAATGCGGCAGCTCAAGTGGAGTATTTGGAGCAGTTAACAGATGCCAAACAGCGTTTACAACAAGCTCAGTATTACAAAAAACAACAAGTTGAGGAAGCAAAAGCACCTAAACAAAATGTGCCAAATCAAATTAATACTGAAGTTCAGCAATTAGCCACAACATGGTTGAAAAAGAACTCTTGGTATGATCCTCAAGCTAGAGATACAGATAGTAGAATTGCCAAAGTAATTGACCAAGAACTCGTTGCAGATGGTTGGGATCCAAGTGATTCTGAATACTGGGAAGAGTTAGACAATCGACTACAATCTCGCCTTCCACACCGATACGCAAGTAAAGGTAGTAAAGAAGGAAAGCGCTCACTTGGCCCAACGGCTTCAAGTAGAGTTGCAAATGCCACATCACAAAAGCCAGGCACCATTACGTTAAGTCGTGATCGTGTACAGGCGATTAAAGATGCTGGGGCATGGGATGATGTAGATAAACGAAACAAAATGATTCGTGCATATGCACAATATGATCGTCAAAATAAAGGTTAATTATCATGGCAAATACAAGAATTAAGCGCGACTTAGAAGACCGTTTACTGGATCGAGTCGAAGAAACAAAAGAACGGATTCTTAATGAAGATCCGAATGAGAAATCAAAACGGGAACGCCTTGATGCGTTCCGTGATAAATGGCAAAACAGTGCTTTGCCAGATTTGCCTCCAGGTGTACTTCCTGGATTTCATTTGTGTTGGTTATCCACCACAAATAATTATGACAGTATCGACAAACGTTTGGCGTTGGGTTATGAACCAGTGAAAGCCTCAGAATTAGGTAAAGGCTTTGAAAACTTAGGTAAAATGAGCTCGGGCAAGTTTGAAGGCTGTATTAGCTGCAATGAAATGGTGCTTTTTAAATTACCAGAAGAAGTTTATCAAGAAGTGATGCGTATGTTGCACTTAGAAGACCCTCTAGAGCATCAACGTAATATTACTGCGCAAGTTCGGGGTACAGCCCAAGAAGGCAAAGGTGGTAGATCAATTCTTGAAGGCGGCATTTTGGAAATGGAAAAAGAAACCGCAAAGGCGAATAATAGAAATATTCGTTTTTCATAACAAACTTAAAAAACAAAGGAAAAAATAAATGTCTTCAACATTTCAACCCTTTGGCCTGAAACCTGTGTATCATCCAAGCGGATTAGACCGTGCAACAGCATTTGTTGGCACGAACTCATTTGTTCCTGGAACTGGTTACACTGCTCCTTACTCGTTGTCTTCTGGCCAATCTTTTTGGCAGTTCCAACCTGTAGCGATCACATCTTCTGGTCAATTAACAATTGCAAACCAAACTGCTTCAAGTGGTAAAGTATTTGGCGTATTCAACGGTGTAGAATATACATCTGCTGAAGGTCGTCGTTCAGTGGCTAAATATGCCTCTAAAACAACTCTTGACGCTGCTACAGCCATCGTTTTCTGGGTCTTTACTGATCCAGCACTCGTATACGAAGCACAGTGTAATGGTTCAGTGACAACTGCCGCTATCGGTACTGAATATAACTTTGACACAACAACTGGTTACACAGTAGACGCTGGATATTCTATTGGTACTGGTGGTGCAGGTTTTTCTACTACAGCATTGTACGCAACTGCTGTTGGTTCTGGTAACCAAGGTCAAGTTCGTGTGGTTGGACTAGGACGTGAAGTAGCATACCCAGCAGGCAATACAAATGCTTGGGGTGATACTTACACAATCGTTCAAGTTCAGATTTGTAACAATCAGTTCGCAGCCGCGTCTGTTTCAGTATAATAACGAAAGGATATAGCTATGGCAACTCCAATGCGTAGTACCGACTTTCGTGCGGTAGTCGAACCGATTATCAATGAAGTCTTTGATGGCGTTTATGAACAACGCTCCGACGAGTGGAAGGGATTCGTAGAACAAATCCAAGGTATTCCACGTAATTACCACGAAGAAGTAATGTTGTATGGTATGAATGCTGCTCCTGCGATGCCTGACGGAACTCCTGTCAGCTATGACCAGGGTGGTACATTGTACATCACACGTTTCATCTATCAAATCTATGGTTTAGCATACGCTTTAACCAAAGTGTTGATGGAAGATGGTGATCACATCCGTATCGGCTCAACGTTTGCTAAACACTTAGCCCAGTCTATGATTGAAACCAAAGAAACATTATGTGCAAACATTTTAAACTTTGCTTTCACAGCAGGCTACACCGGCGGTGACGGCGTAACATTGATCAACACAGCACACCCAATCGCTAACGGCGCTACTTACTCTAACCAGTTATCTACAGCTGCTTCTTTGAGCCAAACTTCTGTTGAACAGATATTAATTCAAATTCGCTCTGCTGTTGACAACAACGGTAAGCGTATTCGCCTCAAAGCAGAGCAGTTAGTTGTTCCTCCAGCACTCGAGTTCCAAGCAGAAGTAATTCTGAAGTCAGTTCTCCGTTCTGGTACAGCTGACAACGATTTGAACCCAATCAAGTCAACAGGTATGTTGCCAAAAGGCGCACACGTTGTTACTCGTTTGAGCTCATCTAAGGCTTGGTGGGTACAGACTGACGCAGAAAACGGCTTAATGCTCATTATGCGTCGTCCTATGGAGAAATCTATGGAAGGTGACTTCGAGACTGACTCTATGCGTTATAAGGCTACTGAGCGTTATGCTACAGGTTGGCACGATGCGCGTAACATTTTTGGTACAGCTGGTTTGTAATTCAAACGTAGCAAAAATAAAAAACCCACTCACAAGGTGGGTTTTTTTTATTTTTAGGGCGGATTTGCTTTATTTTTTGCATTAGTAGGTATAGGAAGATTAATCTCATACTGACCACCGACACTTCCCGGCGAGACGACTTAGAGACAGTTTGAGATAACCACTAAGATAAGGAATTATAATGTCCAGCACATTTACAACCCCAATTCGCATTTTCAAGCGTAACAACCCAACAAACGACGGCACAATTGCCCCAGATAACACTGGCGCTGCCGCAGCAACTCAGCAAGTACTTTTTTCTGGTGTAAACGCCGCGGGTGCAATTACTACGTACCAAGTTGGTGCTCCAACTACTGCCGACCCAGTTATTATCCCCGCTGGTTCTTTAGTAACTAACGTTCGCTTGTTTGAGACAACTGCACCATCGGCGTTTACTGGCATGGTAATTACCGTTGCTCTTGGTGGCGTTACAATCGGCACAATCACACCGTTAACAACTGGTGGCGTTATTTCAATAGCTACTGCAACAACAACTGCAGGTGCATCAAAAATGGCAAACGTTGGCACGTCTGACGCAACAATGACATTTACCGTTGGCGCAACATCTGGCGTGACTGGTACATTGGCTGGCGTATTTGACGTAAGCTACGTACCACGTAACCTAGACGGATCAATTATTGCCTACGGTTCTGGATTCACAAACAGCTAATTAATTACCTAGGGGGTTCGCCCCCTTTGTCTAACATTTAAGGAAATTAATTATGGCACTTACAACAAATCTGCAACAAACATCCCCACCACATTCCGTGACGGTACAAGGTGCCTACGAGCCCTTTGACCTTCAGGTTGCCCGTGGACAAATTATGGGCCACAGCATATTAAGTATTTTTGGCTATCAGTCATCTGTGACCACAACTTCAATTCCAGTGTGGGAAAATGCGGCTGCTTACACATACATTACAGCGGCGTCAACGCTTACATTAGTTAGCACGTCAGCGTCCGACAACACAACAGCAAAAGTTTTTATTAGTGGATTAGACTCAAGTTTTAACCCCATTTCAGAAACCTTGGCTTTAAACGGCACCACGGGCGTTACAACGGTTAACACTTACTTTCGTGTTAACAGCATGGTGTTAACCACACCTGGTACTAGCCAGACAACCAACGTCGGCATAATTACGTTAAAGCAGTCATCAAATACGGTTTCTCAAATTGCTATTGGAGTAGGTAGGTCACAAAGCACTGTTTATACAGTCCCTGCGGGGTATAGTTTTTACTTAGATATGGTTGAGGTTAATACGTCAAATACGTACGCTGGTACTACCATTATGACTTATAAAGTTCAATCTATTAACAACGTAACAGGCGTTAAATCAATCCTATTGCAACAACCATTTTTGTCTCTTTATTTAATACAAAGGGCATCTGACCCATTTGTGTACACAGAAAAGACTGACGTTCAATGGCAGTTAAGCACTAGCACAGGAACGGTTGCGGCGGGTATGATTATTGCGGGTAAGTTAATTAAGAACGATAGCCAGACTGCCTAATCATGTCAGTCTACCTTGACACTCGAGGCAATTCTGTACTGTCTGTGGCGGTCTGTGACCGCTGTAGCAGGAAGTTTGCCTACGTGGACTTAATGCCAGATCCAAACTTTCCTGGCATGCGCGTGTGTAAGGATGATTTAGATAATTTTGACCCTTGGCGTTTACCAGCAAGGCAGACAGAAAACATAGCATTACGCCACCCAAGACCCGACATTGATATTTCAACGGGTCCAGTAGCGGGCAATCAAATTGTTACAGAGAACGGGTTCCAAAACGATAATTCGTTCTTTGTCACTGGCGTAACGCCAGGCATAACACCGCAGGGTGACTTAAACTTAGACAGTATTTATCAGTTTTTTCCGTCATCTACCATACCAACACTGTACTCTATATCCCCGACAACGGGGCCGTTAGCGGGCGGCACTAACATAACAATTGTTGGCACTAACTTTGTTAACATTACAAACGTTAAAATTGGTGGAACGAACGCGGCAAGTTTTAATATTGTAGATCCAACACACATGACTGCAGTTACGCCAGTATACTCAATTACAGGTATCGTGGATGTGTCAATCATATCTACATTTGGAACATCCACACTATACGGTGCGTTTACGTACACATAAGAATAATAAATGGCAGATAGATCGATAACCCAGCTACCGATTGCGTATAACCTAACAGGTAATGAGCAAACGGTAGTTGTACAAGGCGGTGTAACTAAGCAAGCGTCGGTGTCGCAGCTTGCTAACGCAGCGTCGCCTGGTAAATTGATTACCAACGTTGGCTACAACCCAACAACTGGCTACTTAATATTTTATTACAGCGACGGCACAACATCCACCACCGGCCCTGTGTCTGGTTCTTCTGGTTACAGTGGTTTGTCTGGCTACAGTGGTATCAGTGGCTACAGCGGTATTAGTGGATACAGTGGCGTTAGTGGCTACAGTGGCCGTTCTGGCTACAGTGGCTCGGGAGTATCTGGCTTTAGTGGCTTTAGTGGCTTTAGTGGCTTTAGTGGCTTGTCTGGTTATTCTGGTTATTCTGGTACATCTGGCTACAGTGGTATTTCTGGCTACAGCGGTCAATCTGGCTACAGCGGTATCAGTGGCTACAGTGGCGTTAGTGGCTACAGTGGCCGTTCTGGCTACAGTGGCTCGGGAGTATCTGGTTACAGCGGATCGGGCATAAGTGGTTTTTCTGGGTATTCCGGATTAGGTTTATCAGGCTACAGCGGTCAATCTGGCTACAGTGGCATTAGTGGCTACAGTGGCATTAGTGGCTACAGTGGTCAATCTGGCTACAGTGGCGTTAGTGGTTACTCTGGTATATCTGGCTACAGTGGCATTAGTGGGTATTCTGGTATATCTGGCTACAGCGGCTCTGGAGTATCTGGCTACAGTGGTTACAGTGGCTTAGGATTATCTGGTTATTCTGGCGTTTCTGGTTATAGTGGATACTCTGGTATATCTGGTTACAGTGGATACTCTGGTGTATCTGGCTATAGTGGTTCTGGCTTGTCTGGCTACAGTGGCTCTGGCGTGTCTGGTTACAGTGGTTCTGGCGTATCTGGTTATTCTGGCGTTTCTGGCTACTCTGGCTACTCTGGTACATCTGGCTACAGTGGTATATCTGGTTACAGTGGTTCTGGCTTGTCTGGTTATAGTGGGTACTCTGGCATCTCCGGTACATCTGGCTACAGTGGTATATCTGGTTACAGTGGTTCTGGCGTATCTGGTTATAGTGGGTATTCTGGTATATCTGGCTACAGTGGCTATAGTGGTATTTCTGGCTACAGTGGCTCTGGCGTGTCTGGCTACAGTGGTATTTCTGGATACTCAGGAGCAGCTGGGGGTGTTACTCAGATCATCGCTGGAACAAACATCACCATAACGCCAACGGGCGGTACAGGTGCTGTAACCATTAATTCATCTGGCGGCGGCGGTTCATCAACGTACACAAGAACTTCATTTACAGCGTCTGCCTCACAAACTACATTTACCGTAACTTATACGGTTGGTTATGTTGAAGTCTTTTTAAACGGTGTGTTACTAAATGCAGCCGACTACACAGCATCTAATGGTACGTCTGTTGTTTTGGCTGTAGCAGCAAACTCTGGTGATATAGTAGAGACGATTGCTTATAATACGACCTCTATAGGTACTATTGCTGCGGGTGGTTCAAACACACAAATACAATACAATAACGCAGGAAACCTCGCAGGTAATGCGAATTTTACATACACCGGGAATGATGTTAACATACCATTTGGACCATCAAGTTCTGCAACGTCTAGTGCTAAAATAGCATTAGCTCTTTCTATGATTGCTTAATATGGCTATAAATTACGTATCAGCGCAAGCAGCAAACGTCAGTACATCAACAACGGTGTACAACCCAACCACGTCTGGTGTTCAAGCAACTTTAATTGGATGTTTAATTGCTAATACTGGGGCGAACCCCGTAAATGCTACGGTAACATTAACTAATGCGGCATCAACTGTTACAACTACTTTAGCGCCAAATACAACGATTCCAAGTGGTAATGCTTTAGATGTGCTGAGTACGGCAAAAGTTGTTATACCTGCAAACTACACG